CAGGACTGCGCTTGCGCTCGATGCAAGAAGATGTTGCCCTGTTTGCGAGTGAGCTATTCCAGTTAAAAGCACAGGTTATTTGCACTAAGTTTCAGCCCACCACGATCCTTATGTACGCTGCCGCACAAGGTATGCAGCCGGCAGATCAGGCGCTGATCCCACAAGCGTTACAGTTAATTCAAGATAAACCTTTACGCTCGTTCCGCATTCAGGTGGATTCAGATAGTCTGGTGCAGATCGACGAAAATCAGAACAAACGTGAGCGAGTTGAGTTCTTGCAAGCTATGGGTGGTTTCTTGACTCAAGCGTTGCCAATGGGTCAGCAAGCGCCAGAGTTAGTGCCTATGCTGATTGAGTTGGTCAAGTTTGGCGTTGGCGCATACAAGAAAGCCGCACCGATTGAGGGTACGATTGACCAAGCTATGCAAGAGTTGCAGATGAAACAACAGCAAATGGCACAGCAACCACCACCACCAAATCCAGAGGTGATGAAAATGCAAGCAGAGCAGCAATTTGAGCAAATGAGGATGCAAGCTCAAGCACAGACTGAGCAAATGAAAATGCAAGCCACGGCACAAGCTGAACAGATGCGAGTGCAGGCAGATGGTCAGATTGCTCAAGCCAAGGCACAAGCTGAAATGCAGATTGCACAAATGAAGATGCAAGCAGACGCAGCACTTGAGGCGCAAAAACAACAACATTTGCAAGCCATGAAACAGGCTGAACTGGATCACGCTGACCAATTAGAGCGTTGGAAAGTTGAGTTAGAGCAGGCCACCAAGATTACTGTGGCAAGGATTGGCGCTAACCCAGGCATGGACATTCCATTGCTTGAGGCACAAGAGGCTGCAAGTCAGAAAGTTACGCAAGAGTTGGGTAATAATTTAGCCGTTGCAATGAATCGAATGAACGAAATGCAAACCAACATGGCTGACATGATTGGTCAGACAATGAACCGCATTGATGGTGCGGTTGGTGTGATGGCAGCGCCTAAACGGATTATTCGGGGCGCAGATGGCAAAGCAATTGGCGTAGAGGTGGTTCAATAATGGCACTCGTTCTCGCAGATAGAGTACAGGAAACAAGCACCACAACAGGCACGGGTACGCTTACGCTTGCTGGCGCTTCGTCTGGCTACCAAACCTTTAGCGCAGGGATCGGCAACGGCAACACTTGCTATTACACAATCCAAAGCGATACAGGCGCATGGGAAGTCGGCGTGGGTACGGTGGGGGCGGGAACGCTTGCTCGTACAACGCTAATTTCATCATCGACAGGCAGCGCCGTGTCATTTAGCGGCACATTGACCGTGTTTGTGACTTACCCTGCTGAAAAGGCGATTTATCAAGACGCAGCAGGCAATACGTCTGTGCCAAGCCTCGGTGCAACAACTCCAAGCACGGGTGCGTTTACCACTGCAACGGCATCAACAAGCGTTACAACACCAATTGTTCAAGCCACAAACTCGGGGGGATTAGCGCTTAAAAACTCAGCAGGCACAACCCAAATTAGTGTGGGTGCAGGCGGTGGTGATAATTGTTCGGTCAATGTTTCTACTAATTTAAACGGTACAAACGCTCAAATTGACATTAGCCCAACAGGTACGGGTCACGTTCACATCAATCCGTCTGGGTCTGGTTCTGTTCAGGTAAATCCTACGTCTGTTGGCACAATGGACAATATGACTATCGGAGCAACGACTAAAGCAGCAGGCGCATTTACAACGCTTACATCGTCAACTAGCTTTGTACCTACCGCCTACACCGAAACAATTGTTGCAAGCGGCACGGTTGGTGCATCAGCTACTTTGGCGATTACAGCCGGTACGGTATTGACCGCCACGTTGACATCAGCCACGGCTTGTACGTTTACGATGCCAACAGCAACGGCGGGTAAATCATTTACTTTGTTGCTGAAACAGCCAGCAGCGGGAACGCCTACTACTGCAACGTTTACAGGGGTCAAGTGGGGTGCAGCAGGTACGCCTGTAATTACTGCAACTCTTGGTAAGTTAGATATTCTTGCTTTTGTTGCTGACGGTACAAATTGGTACGGCACAGCCTCACAAGGGTATACATACTAATGTTTGCAACTCACGCCATATTTCAAACCGTATCTTTTATTCCACCAATTACTGCAACTTATCTTATTGTTGCAGGCGGTGGAGGTGGAGAAGCATCAAATGGCGGTGGTGGTGGCGCAGGTGGTTTATTAACAGGTACATCATCACTTATTGCTTCAACGTCATACACAATTACAGTAGGCGCAGGTGGTGCAGGTGGTACAGATGGAAATGCTACAGCAGGTAATAATTCTGTATTTGATGCTATTGCAACTGCAACAGGTGGTGGTAAAGGTGGGGGCGGTACGGCTCCAAGTTCAGGTGGTTCGGGTGGCGGGGGTGGTGGTCAAGCGAACAACTCAGGAGGTAGTGGTACATCAGGACAAGGTAACGCTGGTGGTACAGGCGGCAGCGGTACGGCAGGTGGCGGTGGTGGAGGTGCAAGTGCGGCAGGTTCAGCAGCATCGAGCGGTAATGGCGGCAATGGTGGAAATGGTACTTCTTCATCTATATCAGGATCGGCTGTAAATTATGCCGGTGGTGGCGGTGGTGGGGCAAGAAATTCGGCAAGTCCAGGTTCAGGTGGTTCGGGTGGCGGTGGTGCAGGTGGCACAGGGCCATTACCACCTGGTGCGGGGACTGCCGCTTCAGTTAATACAGGCGGCGGTGGTGGCGGGGGTGGTGGTCAAGCAAGTGTCTACAACGGAATTGGCGCAGCAGGCGGTTCGGGTGTTGTAATTGTTTCGTATGCAGGAACACAAAAATTTACTGGCGGTACAGTCACATCCTCCGGTGGAAATACAATTCATACATTTAATTCATCAGGTTCATTAGTACCAAATTAAATATAATGAAACTTACATTATTGGGTGAAGGTAAATAAATGTTTGGCTTTAGTTCATTCGCTGATTTGCCGTTTGCAGCAATCCCGACTGTAATTATTCCCCCAATAATTATAGAAATGGATATGCACGATGGCGGCAAACGCAAGAAAGAAGAAGAAGAACGCCGCAGGACAGAGGCTGCAAAGGCAAAAGCAAGGCGAGATGAAGTTTTAGCTTTATACGAACGAATTGTTGAAGGCAAGCCTGAAGTCGCAGAGGAAATTGCTCAACCGTTTGTTATTACGCAAGCCACGACTCAAGCGCTAGCAGTTATCAATTACGATGCGATGCTTGCTAGTTTTGACAGAGTTGAGCAGATTTACAACGCTTACCTTGAAATGGACGATGAGGACGTTTTGTTACTGATATGAAAAAAACTTACATATACGTTAATGGTGAATTGGTTGAGAAAGGCTCAAAAGAGCATTACGAAAGCCTTGGCCCAATGGTGATGCCAGACATTCAACCCTACAAATCCATGATTGACGGGTCAATGATTACGAGCCGGTCAATCCATCGAGAACACTTGCGCCAACATAATTGCTTTGAAGTAGGCAATGAAAAGATGGAAACCAAGTTGCCACCGCCTGTTGACACACGCAGGGAAGTCATGCGGCAGCAGCTGGCGAACATGACGCACAAACAGGCAAATCAAGTTCTTTCACAACTACGCCGTAAATTTACCTAAAGGGGTATGCAATTGGAAAATACTGAACAGCCAGATCGTCGAGAATTACTGTCACAGCAGTTCGATGAGGTTCAGAATGAAGCACCAGTCGAGGCAGTAAGGACGCAAGAACAACCCGATCTTGAACCGCCGGCAGAGCCACCAGTTTGGGAAAGACCACCGGCATCGTGGAAGAAGGACTATCACGAGGCGTGGACAACCGCTGATCCAAAGTTGAAAGAATACGCTTGGAAACGTGAAGAAGAAATGAGAGCAGGGGTTCAGCCTTTGCTCAGTAAAGCTCAATATGCTGACCAAATGCAGCAGGCAATTGAGCCGTACATGAACAACATCCGTGGTTTAGGCATCGAAGCACCACAGGCGGTCAAAGCCTTGATGGAAGCTGATAACGTCTTACGCCACGGTTCGCCACAGCAAAAACAAGCATATTTTGCCCAATTAGCCCAACAGTACGGGATCAATATGGGCGATGTGCAGATTCAGCCTACTGATCCCAACTTTTACGCCATTCAAAACGAGCTTGCACAGGTTCGGGGTGAAGTGTTAAATTGGAAGCAACAGCAGGAAAATGCACAGAATGAAGCACTTTTGAGCGAAATTAACCAGTTTCAATCAAAAG